TGCCATAGCTACTCGCACTTCAGAGTCGAAGCGTGATGTGCAGTAGGTCTCGAACTCGAAAAGGTTTCGGAGCATTTCTTTGTCAGTCATTGCTGTCATGTTGTTGTGGTTTGTAGGTTTTCTCGATGATGAGGTCAGATGCCTCGTCGATGTTAGACAGGAGTGTGTACAATGGAGTGTCGCATGAGTGCTGCCCACTTAAGTCTGCACATGACGTGCTCATCAGCTTTGCCGCATCTCTGTAGGGGCTGAAGTAAAGGATAAGGTTGACCTTGCTCAGGTCTTCTTGGATAGCTACGGCAAGTTGCCGTGTGTTCATGTCTTGTAGCATGATGTATTGTTTTTAAGGGTTTCTAGTATTAGAACGTGTGTGTTCTTGGTTTATTGTGTTAACGGATGTTAAGACATCATTTCTGTTACTCTTACTCGGATGACCATGCTCGATGGTCTGCCATCGTTGAATACCATCCAAGTGTGTGCCTCATCCTTTCGGGTGAACAGGGGCGTGCCATCGTAGATTCTGTCGTCTATCTCGTTGTAGATGGTCCAAAAAACATTATTCTTCATAGCTCACGGTTTCAAATTCGTTTCTAGTATTAGAACGTGTGTGGTTTCTTTTTATTGTGTGAACAGGTGTTAAATTCCTAGCTCGCACCTCATCTCTGGGATGTCAACAAAGTCTGCCCATACGGACGCGATGTTTCGCGCTACGAAGTCTGCGAACTCATCACCCCTGTCACCTAGCTCACGATAGTGTGCGTACACGTCAGGCACAACGTCTGTTTTCAGCAGGTTGCATGTGTCGATAGCCAGCTGTCGACCATGTATTACTTGTTTGATTGTCAGGCTCATACGTAGTCAAGATTGCAGGTGATATCACCCCTGTTGTTTAAGTATCCTTGGAGGACGAGGTTGCGGGCGCCACGTCCGTAGCTTCCTTGGAGTTGATTCACGAGGCCTGTCTTGATGAGGTTGGAGAACAGAACGATGGTGTCTGCGTTGCTCAACTCACCTGATTCAAAGGCCACGATGGTGGTGACGAGGTCACCTTTGGTTTGCTGTCGATTAGTCATTGTGTATTGTATTTAGTGTTTGCTTGCTTGATAACGTCCATAACGCATCCGATGGTGAAGAAGGGTTTGCTGTCGGACAAGACACCATCCACCCTGCCGTCCTTGAGTTGAACCACAGCAATCTCGGAAGCGGAGTCGTCTATCGTAACCATGGATACTCCAAGGGTTGGGGAGAGAGGTATGATGACCTGTGCTCTTCCTTTAAGGTTCTTCCGAAGACGGATGTTGAGGTTTTCGATAATCATGTGTATTGGGTTTCTAGTATTAGAACGATGTCGTTCTTGGGTTATTGTGTCTGATTTGAAAAAATCGAGGTTGGGTGGGGCCTGAACGTCTATTCGTCACCCGTTCAGTGGCATTGCTCCCCTTGCCCATCCTCTACCCTGATTGTTATTCTGCCCACAGGGTGTCGGGTGGCATGGTATACATCTCGGCTCCGTCTGAGACCATGCTTACAGCGTCAGAGCCACTTGTTAAATATGCGTTTAACGTCCGCCGACTATCGTTAATTAAGGTCTAAGTTTGAATTTGTGTTTGTGACTCCTCGATGATTCGAAGAACGTCTCCGAGGTTGTGAAACGGAACGCTGTCTCCAACTACAAACCCTGCCTTGCCCTTGTAGTGCTTGACGAGAGCCATCTCTTGCCTCCCATCACCTATCTCGACCAAGGATATCGCCAAGCTGTCAGACAGGAGCAGTTTTACTTGGGCTCGTTGCGTACCCACAGCGTGGGTCAGGACAACATCTATGCTGTGTGGGTCAAAGGTCATGACTTGTTCTTTGAGAGGTTGAACGTGGATGGCTTGGTGTTCTTGGACAACTGCTCCGCGAGAGACTTGTTGTGAGCCTTGATTGCCTCGTCCTGCATCTTTGACAACTCGAGGACGATGTTGAAGATTCCTTTGCTGTTCATCTGTTTATTGTTTTAGTGTGTTAAATCAAATTCTGTGTTCTTAAATGCCTCCTCTAGGCGAGTCTTGTTCTGCTTGTCTGCTTTGAACCATGCCCTGATGAGGTGAAGTTCGAATCCACCGCAGTTCTTCATGCGTAGCTCTAGCTTTTGTACTTTCTCGGCAGTGCTCATGTCGTATTGGGTTTAAGGGTTTCTAGTGTTATAACGTTTCCGAATTCAGGATATTGCCATGTTCTTGTTAACGGATGTTAATTTTGTCATCAGCCACATATAGGTGGCGCACCATGAGGAACTCCCTCCAGCACCAAGACTTGGATGGCCTTCTCCCGTCCTCGTATTGGACGTAATTCTTCCATACACTGATGAATGGGCTCGGGTCCATGTCGCTGTCGGCACTGACCAACTCGTGTAGTCGCTTGACTGCAGAATCATAGCTTTCGTGGTAGCTGTCGGCACCTTCCCGCGTGTTGATTAAAAACACGTTCTTGTACGGCATTGTGTATCGGGTTTAGTACTCTCCGTCAAAGTATTCGATGGTCCCGTCCATGTTGACCAAGCCTCTGCGCGGCTCGTCATCGGGGTCTACAGCGATTCCGAACTGCGTGTCCTCCTGCGCCATCTTCTTGGCTTCCATGATGAGTTGTACACAGGCATCGCGGAGTTCGCTGTCGGCCATTTGGCGGATGTGGTAGCAGAAATCGTTGACCATGACATGTGTCGTGTCGCCCATCGTGCTGATGTGCTTGGTGTAGCCATCGCTCGTGGTGATGGTCTTGCTAATTTTTGGGAGCATGCTCATTTGAACTGGGGTTTAGGGGTTTCTAGTGTTAGAACGTGGTGGGGAGAGCCATATTGCCCTCCCCGTTGTTAACGGATGTTAATCTCCGAGGATGCAGTCAACTGCCTTCATCGCTTGGGTGCAGGCACTGACAAGGAACTTCTTGTCGTTGCCAATCTTCGAAATCCACCCATTAATATAGGCCTGTGAGTTTGTGTGGTCAGACTTGGGTTGGATGCCAACGATGCCTGTCAGGAACTGCGCACCAACTTCCGCAACCAACTCCTCCTTGCTGTAGTTGGCATCGCCAAACGAGTTCATGTCAACCAAGGTGGCTCGGTTCAACAGCGTCTCGTGACCTGTGCTGTGCGTCAACTCGTGGAAGAGCACCTTGTAGTAGTCGTCAACCGACACGAAGGTCTCCATCTTCGGCATTTGCACATGGTGTGTCGAAGGCTTGTAGTAGGCCCTGTCGCCACCTTGCTTCAGGGTTGGACGTCCCTTGAAGTTCTCGTAGATAGCTTCCGCTCGCTCAATTGGCGTTCCATCGTTGCCTGCTTCTACAGACTTCCGCTTGGGCTCGATGCCTTCACATTGCGCGATATTGAAGACGTTGTAGGAGCGAAGGGAGAACAACTTCTCGTAGGGCATGCCCACAGGGATGTCTGACTCCTTCTTGTACAACTTCCCGTCCTCTCCCTTGAAGAAGATGTTCCAAAAGATAACCAAGGTAGACTTCTCTCCCTTGTTGACACTGCCGCCCAACTGCTCTGCCTGCTTGAAGGTCAACCATTCATTGTGGGCGTACTTCTTGTCCTCCATCTCCGCGAAGAGGAAGAATACGTTCATACCTTTGTACGGACGGCCCGTCACTCGGTTGATAGGCGACAGCCCACCACTACCTTCCCATGGGCGGAACCATGCCATGCCTTTTTGCTTCAGGCCCTCGAGAACCTTCTCTGTGACCTTGTCATATACGTCCTGTTTCATTGTGTATTGAATTTAGTTTCTAAGTAGTCTAACGTCATATTGAGCCCCAATCGTATGCAGGACAGCAGAAAACTTCCTCCTGCCCATACGCCCAACAGGTGGGCGAAGATATCCATGCGAGTCATCAGCCTTCGATTCTTGCCATGTGGTCGTTGTACAGGTCCGTAAGCATGTCGATGCATGTCTCCTTCGCTCCTCCCTGCGGATTGGGCACGAATCCGTCCTGCACATTGCAGATGAATCGAGCCATGGACCTGACAGCGCTTGGGCGAACTCCCGCCACGAAGTTCAGCATGGGCAGGAACTTGCTTGGGTTGCCTAGGTAGGAGTTGACGATAAGAACTGCTCTGCCAATAGGTTGGTTGGAGATGCGAGCATTTCGCTCGTTGCGGACGTTTGCTTGCTCTTGGGTCATGGTGTTTGGGGTTTGTGGGGAGACGGAGTTGTCTCCCCTTGTTATCAACGTTGTCGGTCTCTGGTTATTGTGTCAGAAGGTCAGTTTGATGTCGCAGTTGTTCTTGAAATCCCAGATGGCTTCCTCTCCTCGCTCCTTGCCCAACGCGATGGCTTCCTCTCGGTCGAAGACGATGTCGGACACTTCAATGAAGACCAAACCTTCATCATTCACCCATGCACCAATTACTTGCGTTGTGGTGTCAGGCTGACCATTCATGAACTCAATCTTGAGCTCCATAATTCCACGGAACTTGTTGAAGGACAGGTCGTCATTGTACTCAGTCTCAACGGAGTCACAGGCTCCGCCTACTGCATAGGCTTCGCGTGTGGGGTTGTATCCGTCAAGGCTCTTGTCAACAGAGAATCCGTTGCCGCTCTGCACATTCATGTAACGCAGAATCATGAGGTTTTGAAAGTTCATTGTGGATGAATTGAAGGTTTGATACAGACACCACTAAGGTGGTGTTTCGCCTATTCAAGGCTCGTCAGTGTACCTGTGGAGTCACATGCCCAAGTAGGCTTCCAACTCCTCGTCTAGGTGGTGCTTCAGAATGTAACTCTTTGCGTCTGGGTCATGGCCAAGAACTCTGTACACATCTACACTTGTCATGAAGCCTGACCCGATGACTGAGTCAATGATGCCTTCTACTTCCTTGAACTTGTCCATTGTGTGTGGTGTTTGTCGGGGTGGGTTTGTCTCCCCTTTGATACCTATACGCACCAAGGTCTGCGATATTGCACAGCTAAATGCAAACGAAAGTTAACGAGACTAATGCCCCATTCTTGGGTCTTTCTCCAAGGGGTTAAATGTGGTTGGGGTTGTTGTGCCTGTGGGCTGTGCGTCTCATTGGCGCGTCAGTCTGCGTCTGTCAGTCTGCGTCACCCAAAAGCCAAAAGGCAAAGCCAAAACCCAAAATCCAAAAGTTGGAATCGCAGACCCCCTAGGCTTCGGGATTCGGTTTCGGTTCGGGGGGCACGCCGCTCCTGTATACGTATAATCCCCAGGGTGCTTATATCTCACCCATTTTCACATAGCTTTGCATAAAAATTATACGCATGTATCTAGTAGTTGTGTTAGTAGCTGTATCATTCCTTTCATTAATCCTAAAGCAGATATACGACAACGGCATGCTGTAAAAGGTAGGCACATGCATATCTCGCTGTATCGAGTGTTTTAACTTCTGTTAACACTTGACTTTTAGAAAAAAAAGTAGTACCTTTGCTTCGCTCTTGAGCGGTTGGTCTTAGTGTTCGGCCTTTGGGAGGCCAACACAGACAGACCCTTCGCCCCCTGAGTTACAACTAAAGACCGCTCATTTATAAGTAGTATCAAGGGCAAGCTATACATGGAACTGAACCCACAGATGGCGCTGCTTCAGGCAGCCATGAGTAACACAAGAGGGCAGCACACAGCGCGTGGTAGACGCAGAGCTATGCAGCGAGCTATAGACAAGCTCACCTCCAAGTACAATAAATCAAACTCGAGCTCGTTAGAGGAGCATGAAGAGTAAGGAACCAATCTATATGTGCGACGTCGTTCTGTTCGACGGCAAGACAAAGAAGGAGTACAAGCTTATTGACTCTATTCTTGTTGGTAATGACAAGGACCTTATATGGTCCAATGATTATTTCAGGGATGTTCTTATAAGGGATGCGTTTAAGACGAAGGCACGCATAGCTACACAACAGAACAACTTGAACCTAACCTGCAAGCATATCGAATTCAAGAAGCTGATAGGACACTCCAACGTTCAGTGGGGTTGTGTCAAATGATTATATTTGTGCATGCTTGTATCTAAAAAGAAAAACGGTAACCCTGGCTCTGGCAGACCCCCGTTGACCACGACACGCACGTCAGCTGTTTCTTCCGATGCACAGAAGCAGGTAGATGAGGTTCGCAAGTATCTTATGAATGCCGTACCAGGAGCAAACCTTGACGAAGACTTCCTCGTTAAGGTTGCATCCACATGGTCTCTTTCGCGCAAGAACCCAACAGTTCTCGATGCCGCTGTTAAGCACCTGCAGAAATGAAAGTATCTAAGAAGAATCCAGAAATGTCTGGAGCAACCGTGCTGTTAGAATACCTAAGGAATCACAAGGGACCTATCAGCGAAAAGCATTACAAGGAACTACTCGACCAGAATATACGGCTGTATATAGGTGGTCACATAGATGCTGATGAGCTACAGCGCCTGCAAGAGGAGTTGGCAAACATGGGATATAACGAAGCTCGTAATGATGGTAAGTACGCCTTCTTTGGTCAATACCCCGAAAGGTGAAAACCTCCAAGCGTAAAGACAGGGGTAAGCTCAGCGTATCCGAAAAGAAAATTTCGGTCGCGCCTCCAGCGGGGTATCACTGGATGGAGGAGCAGGGACGCTTCTATCTCATGGAGGGGGAATACAAGCCTCACCCTGGCGCTATGAAGGAAGCGGAGTTTAGAGTAGCTTCACACTCATGAAGAAACAAGAATCCACTTATATCGGCACCACCGTTAAAAGAAAGGGTGTTCACGCCAAGACGAAGTCGTCTAAGAGCAAGGGTAGCAAGCTGTACAAGAAGCGAAATGTCGGTCAGGGCAGATAGTATTATATTTGCTTCATGGACTACAGAAACAACTACGGCGCTGGTGGCAAGATGCCACAATGGTTGATTAACAGACTCAAGTCTCGCTCTATGGCGAGAGGCGGGAGAATGTACTACTTCAACGGTGGTGAAATCGAGGGGGAGGACACGAGTCCAACGGAGCTCAACGTCTCTACTGAAGAAAGACCTGGCCTGTTGTTTGGAGAGAAGCAAGTCCTTAAGGACGACAGCGGTGATGAATACGCAAGAGTGAAGCAGATGAGCAGGCTGGCGCGTATGCTCGGCGCCGCAGATACTAAAGCCTCCTTCGAAATGGGGGGTAAGATGTATTTCGTAAATGGTGGGAAGATGGATATTGAGGGCGACCCAAAGAAGGCCAGCACATCTGTGGTTAGAGACCCGTATACCACCGTACCAACTGCGGAGGGTTCATACAGAAACAACGAGGGTATGATGCAGGCTACCAGTCAGGGAAAGATTGACGCATACAACTTCTCACTCCCAGAGTCTGGAAATCTCGACGACATGGATGACGAGATGAAGGCCAGACTCCGTGGAACGGATTTCGGAAAGGAGTATCTGTCTGGGGAGGGCTCGCTAGACCAGCAGTATCAGGGCTGGGTAAACAAGGTGAATTCGTTCATTGACGAGAACCCAGGCGAGACACTCACAGCCATCAACAAGATGATTGAGTCTGGCAATGAAAACTTCAAGGTCCTTGAGGGCAAGAGCGACGCGGAGAAGCTCGCAATGGCTCGCAGGTACATGACAGATAAGAAGATTGGGGACTTCCACGGAGCTATCAAGTTTGGTGAAAAGATTATGCCCATGACGAGCTTCTACGACCCCAACCGTCCGATTGCTCAGGGTGGACTTAGAGGAGGGGAAAACATCCCAAGGGTTCTTCGCTCTGTTGGGGGTGAGAGCCTAGACGAGGGCGATGTTATGGCCTTCCAGATGTACGCTAAAGACATGGGTGTCGATGTGTCTCAAGACACTCCAGAGGCTAGAAAAGCATTCCAATCCTTCATTTCTCAAAAGGGTTCCTCGGACTGGACCACGGGAGTTGGAACGGGTAAGGACAACTATCAGTATCTCCAGGCTGGCGTTTCAAACTACGAGCAGAACATGCAGAGTAGGGAACAACAAGCTAAGGCCAGAAGAGAGGAGAATGCTCGTAAGGCTGCGGCTATGAGGGCTGGGCAGTGAGCTGATTAGTACAGCAGCCCAGGGGGGTAGAGCCCGTCGACGACGTTTTCCTGAAACGGAGCCCATACAGCAAACTCCGTGTTTGCCTCGTACGCTCTAACATTCTTCTTAGCGCCCTTGAAGTATGACTCTGCGTGGTGCTCAACAACGATTACGATGTATGCGTACAGCTCACCGCTAATCTCGTTCTTAAGCAAGAAGTGGTAGATTCCTTTTTCCGTCGCGGTAAACTCCGTCCAGCGGCTGCCCTGGTCGTAGCGCACAAAGTTTGGTGACTCCCCGTGAATCTCGAAACGGTTCTCCATCGTCTCGAATGTTTCGTATACGTATGGCTCAACCCACAGGTCCCACACCATGCTGTCGTTGTAGATAGACTGAAGCATGCTGCCCTTACAGGCTCCGAGCTCAAATTCGATTTGACCGTTTACGGTGGTGCTGATGATTGCAGTGGCGATGATTGCTTGATATTTCATAGCTGTGTGTTTATTAGATTTGTGATGTGTTTCTGTCTCTATAACGACGGCAGGTTTTGGATATTGTGTAAACGAACGTTAAAATGATTGTCAAGCGCCGAGGTAAGTTTGTTCTGATGACCAAAGATGGTACCCGCGTGCTCGGTACTCATGATACAAAGTCCGATGCATATAAACAAGAGTACGCCATAAAGAAGAGTATGAACGATGGGGGTCAGGTTCCTCCAGATGGGAAGTATATGTTCTTTGGTGTATTCCCAGAGCAGGCTAAGGCTCCAGAGGGATATAAGTACACAGAGGGACTCGACTTGGTGCCAGAGGACTGGAGCGAGTTTCACGAGGAGGCGGGGGCGCTCGACCTCGACAGCATGGTAGACAGGCAGATGGGGGTGGAGTCATCATACCTCCCAGGTCGCACGTCAAGCGCAGGGGCTACGGGCCTAGCGCAGTTTACACCGATAGCGCAGAAAGAAGTGGTGCGTCTAGGAATCATGCCAGAGGGGTGGGACCCCAACGACCCAAAGCAGGCGAGAGAGGCTATGTATGGGTATATGGAGAACCTATACGACAGAGAGTGGGTTCACGCCGAAGACAGTGACCCCATCGTAGCATATGCTAAGGCCGCATTTGCATACAACGCGGGGGAGGGTACAGCCATAAAGGAGCTCAACAGACTCAAGGAGGCTGGCTATGATGTATACAACAGCCTCGACTGGATTAAGGGCATTAACAAGGAGAGCCGAGAATACATAGAACAAGTTGCTGGCCTGGACACAGAGAAGGGTAGGCAATTCGAAAAAGACTGGCCTACATTTGATTCTCGTCGCCAGAAGATTTTCGGGGAGCAATCTTAATAACCTCCTCCCCGTGTAGCTTGCGGTAGAATCGCTGTATTATAAGTCTTGCCTTCTGTGTTATATGATAGCGAGCTTTATAGTTGTTCTTATCGAAGTCTATAAACGCAAGCTGTTCCATGGTAATCTTATCAAGGTCAGACCTGTAGTATATGCGCTCAATCATATCCTTATGCATAAGGGGCTGTATGACTCTCTCGTAGAATTTTTTCTTGCTTTGGTGTAAGGCGGATGATATGTGCTCCCGAGTAAAGAACTCATAGTCGTACATAAACAGCATGCACTCAAGCTCGTTCTCTGTGATGTCGTGACGAGAGCACACATCCCTCTTTGCTAGCTTATAGTACTTGAGGTAATTGTTGTTTACGTACCTTTCATTAAGCATGGAGAACTCACGAAACCTCCTTCCCTTATGTGTTCTGCTCATTGAAGTATATTTGTAAAGTAAAATTAAGAACATGGCCTCACTTGCAGGAACTCAGATAAGGAATACATATCCAGGTCTTTTAAAGACGACTGCTAACGACGCGATTACATCATCTCTCAAGCTGATTACCGATGGTGCTGGTAATTCTACCGCACTTAAGCTGTCGGCGAGCAAGGCAAGAGTCGAGGCCCTGGAAATAAACACAGTAGCACAAACTCAAAGTGTGCTTAAGTTCCTCACGTATGACGCTACAACGGGTGCGGTTGGGTACTATGATTACTCTGCATCTGCTGTTCCCGTCTCTGTTTCTACCGCATCGACTGACCCAGACGGTTTCGACGGCGCTACAATCACGATTGGCACGGACCAGTCGTTCGGCATCGCAGAGGGCTCGAACATCCAGGTCACTGCCAGCGGAGGCACGTTAACGATTGCCAGCTCTGTCTCTGACTCAGCACAGTTCGTTAACCTCGTCTCTTCTAGACAAAACCCAACGAGCGGTCCTTATGGTGACGTTCATCTGACGTTTACAGATTACAACCAGAATGATACTATTACTAGAATCCAGCAGGGTACTGGAATTCAGCTTAACAGAACAGACAACGAAGACGGTGGGGTTGATTTTGAGATTAGGCAAGACTACATCTTCCATCGCATTCATGGCGCCAACCCAGTAGTAAACCTTCAGCCTCTTGACTACAGATTTCTCGATGTCGTATTGGACGTGACTGCGGTTCACTCATCTTCGACCTACTCAACGATAACCCTCCCACCTCCATACGAGGGCAGAGTGATTAGAATCTTTCTTGACTCGACACCAACATCGTATTCGAGAACCGTGAAGATTGCTATCGCTTCTGATGAAGGTGACCCCAACTACTTCTACGGAAAGGTCGTGGTTAATCACGGAAACCCGACGAGCGGATATAAGGTGCAGCACGCAGGCAAGTCTGCGAACAAGACAGAGATTTGGTTGTCTCACAGTGATGGATATGCAGGCTATATTGGAGACGTGATTGAGATTACTGGTATTGACAACAACCTCTACCATGTAAACGCTAATCTGACTAAGGAATACAATAACAATGCATACTCCGCTACAATTTCCGTATTAAATGGATAATATTCTAAAGAAGACGATGTTCGAAGAGATTGATTCTTGCTTCGAGCAGATTGAAGAGATAGTAGCCAAGTACAACATGTCAGACAACATAGTGTACATTGGTTGTGTTGGCGTGGTCGAGGAGGCCGAAGAGGACATCCATGAGTGGCAGGTTAAGTATACCTGGAACATAAAGGATACGAATGAGCTTGAAGAGGTGGTACAACTTCAGGTGGAGGCATTTCTAAAGTCTCAGCCAGAGGACCCGTTAGATATTTTATTTTTGAATTGAAATGAACCTTATTAGAAAGATTGTCGTTGGGCCAAACCCCAAGGACGCAATGGCGTACTATGTTGGCATGAAGGCTGGCGATAAGCGTGTATCATTTATTGAGGACGATGAGGCGGCTTTATATAGACACAACGTTCGCAGGTATAAGATTTACATAGAGGACGAAGACTCTACATATCTTTGGAAAGCAATAGAGGACCAACCAGTTTTAATTGAATACGACTGCAATCTTTAATTCATGAAATCTCTCAGGCACTTCATCGTGAAGGTCGAGAAGCGCTTTAACGACACTATAAATATTGGCGATAAAGAGTTTTATCTAGACCCGAAGTTTAATGAATTTGAGCACCGTATAGCATACGGTGAGATAGTAAGCCCCCCGCTAAATTTTGACACTGGGGCTAAGATTGGTGACACACTGTTTTTTCATCATCACGTAATCATGGCTGCCCCGCTGTCTATAGGAAACGGCATGTATATCTGTGAGTACGATGAAAAGAATCCGCACACACCAGACCACGCTATAGCGTATCGTTCCAAAGAATCCAAGAAGTTGAAAATGCTTAACGACTGGGTGTTTGTGGAGCCAGTATTTGGTGATGGTGGCGATGTAAAAACAGATTCTGGAATTATAGTTGAGGTGTCTAAAGAAAAGGTTCGTGCCAATGTTGCTAGGGTTATGGTTACAAACAAAGATATCGAGTGGATGGGCGTGAAGCCTGGTGATATTGTGGGTTTTGATAAGAACTCGGATTATAAGATTAAATTAGACGACGGCACTATTGCTTATAGGATGAGGGCTGACGACCTTAGCTATGTCGAAGAGCAGTAAGTTCACCACGATAGAGGCGTCATCACGACTGATGGACTCTATGGCTATCGCAATCAATAATATGATTGAGGAGATAAAGAAGCCAGTAGACCCAGAGGTTAGCGGTAGCGCACGTAAAGCAGAGCTTCAATCAATCAAGCAGACCGCTATAGACTGCAAGGAGCTTATTGTAGAACGGCAAAGGCTAGAGCAGATGGTTAAGGACCTTAAGCAGAACGGAGAGATAGAGGCCGATAGAGACTACTCTAGCGGATTTGCAGAACGATTTAGCAAGTGATGCCTTTGATATACAGGGATGAGGAGGCCTATATTTCAATCTGTCCGAACGGGACTTCGGGTGACACAATAGAAATCGCTGGATTGTCAATCATACTTCCAGTGCAGCCTGACGAAAAAGATATCGTGGGGCATGGGAAGCCGAGTGAATCTCAGTGTTGGGAAAGAGTTCAGATGCCAAGGGAGTTGGCTAGGGTGAAGTCTATGGATGAGTGGGCAGAGATGCCACGAGAGTTTAGGGAAAAATTCCACCCATATATCGAAGAGGAGTTTCGCCGTAGACGCGAGGGCTTCTGGTTTTTTAATAACGGTATTCCTACGTATATTACAGGCAGGCACTACATGATGCTTCAATGGACGAAGCTAGATATAGGATATCCAGAATATCTAGCATTCCAAAGAGACATCTTCTTGCATCTCGCTGCCTGTGAAGCGGACCCTCGATGCATGGGGCAGCTATATACGAAGTGTCGGCGTAGTGGCTACACAAATATCTGCTCATCGGTACTCCTCGATGAGGCCACGCAGATTAAGGACAAGCTCTTGGGCATTCAGTCGAAGACTGGTAAGGATGCGCAAGAGAACATATTCATGAAGAAGGTTGTGCAGATGTTTAGGCATTACCCCTTCTTCTTTAAACCCATTCAGGATGGTACCACTAACCCACGCATGGAGTTGGCTTTTCGCGAGCCGAGTAAGAGAATCACGAAGAACAATAAGACTTCGCAGAAGGGCGAGGCTCTTAATACGGTAATCAACTGGAAGAACACAACAAACAACGCATACGACGGTGAGAAGCTTCACATGCTATATCTTGATGAGGCTGGTAAGTGGGAGAAGCCAACGGATATACGTGAGGCTTGGCGCATTGAAAGAACGTGCCTTATTGTTGGGCGGAAGATTATTGGAAAGGCTCTGGTGGGTTCTACTGTAAACCCCATGGACAAAGGCGGTAGTCAGTTCAAGCAGCTGTGGGACGACTCTGACGTGGCAAAGAGAAATGCAAACGGAAGAACCGTCTCTGGACTGTACAGGATTTTTATCCCAGCATACGACGCATTGGAGGGATTCTTCGATAAGTACGGTAATCCAATAGTAGAAACTGACGTACCAGTAGAGGGGTTGGATGGTGAGATTATGCAGTTCGGCTCTAAGGTTTTCCTTAAGAACGAAAGGGATGCGTTAAAGCACGATGCCCGCGAACTCAATGAATTCATCAGGCAGTTCCCATTCACCACCGACGAGGCATTCAGAGATTCTGTCGAAGGCAGCCTCTTTAACATCGGGAAGATATACGAGCAGATAGAGCACAATGACAGCATGTATCCCAACCCAGTTGTGCGAGGAAACTTTATGTGGGCTGGTGGGGTAGAGGATTCTAAAGTTGTATTCAACCCCTCAAGTAACGGTAGGTGGAGAATATCGTGGATGCCAAGCCCTAGCGAGAGAAGCATTATACTAGAGGAGCGTGGACGCAAGGTGCCCCCACATAGTCACATAGGATGCGGAGGCGTAGACTCCTATGACATCGACGCAACCATTGATGCGACACGAGGGTCTAAGGGCGCGTGCCACATGTACAACAAATTCAATATCGAAGGTGCAAGCAATATGTTTGTTGCTGAATATGCCAGCCGCCCACCTCTTGCCAAGATATTTTACGAAGATGTCTTGATGGCTGCAGTCTTCTACGGATACCCCCTCCTTATAGAAAACAACAAGTATGGAATCGTAAGATACTTTGAGTCAAGGGGTTATGATGGGTATGTCATGGATAGGCCAGAACACCTTAGAAACAATACGTCATCATCAAACGTCAAGACTAAGGGTATCCCATCTAACTCTCAGGACGTCATCCACGCTCATGCTCAAGCCATTGAGGACTATATACACAACTACGTGGGTCTTGACGAAGATGGCAACGTAGGCAACATGTATTTCAACAGAACGCTTGAGGACTGGATTGGGTTTAAAATAGACAACCGAACCAAGTATGACTTGACAATAAGTTCTGGTCTCGCATTGCTTGCCGCTCAGAAAGTAAAGCCAAAGGATAAGAAATCAGACTTCTCAGAGAAACAGTTCTTTAGAAGGTATAGCAATAAGGCGGATGGATTGTCAAGGCTTATAAAATAGTCATTTCTGGTATTGCTATATTTGCGTGAGCCCAAATAGCAAGAAATGACTGACGATAAGAAATACGGCAACTTCCCAAATCCCTTTGCACAGCCAATAGAAAAGTCCGCTAAGGAGTACGGGTTGAAGTATGCCAGGGCTATTGAGGGTCAGTGGGGCGCGGCAGACGACAGCGGGTCTTTGTTTGGTAGCAGACGAAGAGACTTCGAGAAGAATCGTGACTATGCGAACGGAACTCAGGACACTTCAATCTATAAGCAAATACTAAGCTCCCTTGACCCAAATAGCGGGGACGGTAGTTTGCTGAATCTTGACTGGAGCCCAGTACCCATTGTACCTAAGTTTGTGAAGGTTGTCGTCAACAAGATGTTGTCACGTAAACCGTACCCTTCAGTTGACGCCATCGACCCCGTGTCTCGCGGAGAGAAGGATGAGAGGAAGGCGCTTATAGAGATGTCTATCGAAAACAAGCAAGCGCTTGTTGAGGCAAGGACGCTTGGCCTTCAGACTGAGATTGACCCATCACAGCTTCCAGATTCTACTGAAGAGGCAGAAATCTTTATGGACCAAAACATAAAGACGAACGCCGAGATAGCGGCTCAGGTGGCTACGTCGTTGACGTTGGACTGGAACGACTTCGATGACAAGACATATCGTAGGTGTGTCGAGGACATCGTGGTTTGCGGGATGGGTATTGCCAAGAGACGCAACGACCCAAACTATGGTATTGCTGTAGAGTATGTAGACCCTATGAATTTCGTTCACAGCTACACGGAGGACCCGAATATGTCCGACCTGGTGTACGCTGGGCACGTCAAACGAATCACCATAGGAGAGCTCAAGAGACTTGCTGGTGATGAATTTACAGAGAGCGAGTATGAAGAGATGGCGAAGAAGAGTATGCATCGCTCATACAACGACTCTTCAAAGTTCAACTCAAGAAACTACGACAGGCTTTCGAATGATGTCAAGTACGGGTATGACGATTACTTCATAGATATACTTGACTTCGAGTTCATTTCTGTAGACTGCGTGTACTACGAAAGCAAGGAGTCTAGATTTGGAAACGTAGGGTTCTACTACAAGGGTAACGAGTATAAGCCAATCTCTGAATCCGTCTACGACAGGCAGCCATATAAGATGGAGATTGAAACCGTATATGGCGGTTCGTATATAATGGGAACCAAGAAGCTTTTTGGATACGGTATCAAGAAAAACATTCCTAAGAATGTTCATGACCTAACCAGAGCTCGGTTGTCCTATAGCGTGGCATGTACGAATATTCGCCGCATGAAGCCTAAGTCCATGGTTGGTTCTGTCATAGGATTTGCCGACCAGCTTCAGCTCACCCACCTCAAGATTCAGCAGGCTATCGCTAAGGCAAAGCCAGACGGAATCATTGTAGACATCGAGGGTCTAGAGAACGTGCAGCTCGGAAGAGGCGGAGAACTACAGCCGCTACAGATTCAAGACATATACGAGCAGACTGGTGTCTTCTACTACAGGAGCAAGAACCCCGACGGCTCAGGCCAGCAGCCACCGATAAGGCCTATAGACAACACAATCAGAAACATCCAGCAGTATGTGATGCTTTACAATCACTACCTCACGATGATTCGCGATGCAAGCGGTGTCAACGAGGTGATGGATGCAAGTACGCCTAAGGGTGACGCTCTGGTTGGGGTGCAGCAGCAGGCTATAGCGGCGGGTAATAACGCGCTCTATGACATCACGAACGCGGCACTGGTATTGTACAAGAGGGTCTGCGAGGATGTTGTCAAGTGCCTGCAGATTATACCTAAGGAGTCTGTGCTCTATCGCGTATATGAAAAGGCTATCGGTAAGTACAGCATGGACATACTCTCTTCGTTTGAGGAACTCCCCATGTACAACTTCGGTGTGCGCGTTGTAAAAGAGATGAGCGATGAGGATAGAATATTCCTCGAGCAAAATATCCAGCAGTCGCTAGCACAGAAAGAGATTGACCTTGAGGATGCGCTGGCCGTCAGAGATATAAAGGATATCGACCAAGCCCAGAGGCTCCTCGTGGTTAGACGTAAGAGGCGCCAAACGAAGATGCAGCAGATGCAGCAGCAAAACATGCAGATGCAGCAACAGATGAATGCCCAAAATCAGCAGATGGCTATGCAGATGCGTATGCAGCAGTTGCAGGCAGAGGCTCAGGTTGAGGCACAGAAGATTCAGCTTAAGGGTCAGGTAGAAATACAAGTCGGCCAGGCCCTACACGCACTGCGTAAAGAGATTGAAATGATTAGGGCTCAGGCCTCCCTTGGATTCAAATCATCTGAACAAGAGTTTAGAGAAAAGATTGACGTCCTAAAGGAGGACAGAAAGGATGAGCGCATACAGAAGCAGGCATCTGCTCAATCAAAACTTATAGCGCAGAGAAAGGGTGAGAGGCCAGTGATGGAGGACGCTCCCGATGCGCAGGATGATATCATATCTCAAATCTTAAACAATGGCTAACTCGGTAAACTTAGACTCATCAACGCGGCTTGACATCACCTGCAGGAAGGGCGATACGTTCAACCTAACCATGAAGGTTAAGGATTCCGATGGTAGCGACCTCACTGTTAGTGACATCACATTTAAGATGGAGGTGAGGGATAGCGACACCGCGACGAATACGGTCATCGCCTCAACAAGCGTCTCATACTCTCAGTCTACTGCTGGCCAGCTGACGGTAACCATAGCAGACTCTGTTATGGACGATGTCGATGGGGGTCTTTACGTTTACGACCTCCAAGCCACCACCGCCGCTGGCGTGGTGTCTACGTGGTTGCATGGTTTGTTTATAGTCAATGAGGATGTCACGGTATGAGCGATGTCCAGATAACGATACAACCAACCTCAAATGTTTCTGTTGAGGTAACGGTTCCATCTGGGGCTGTGACGGAATATCACGTCCCAGTAGTTCCTCAGATTAGCGTTATCGAAAGGGCTTCGGTGACGTATGAAAGCGGCACGTCCATCAACTCACTCGATGACGTACCAGATGTTACCATCACTAACGTATCTGACAATCAAGTTCTTGCGTACATAAACGGAGAATGGGTCAATGTCGACGGGTCTGAAACACTTGACACAGCTATTAACGTGTTTCTTCCAGACGGCGGAAACTTCGGCAAGTTCTCTCACAACGACACCATTACTGTTGGGGATGGGACGAAGACTGCTTTAGATATTATCAGGGAGGCTTTGGTTCAGCTAGGGACAATCCAGGCTCCGTCAATATCACTGAATCCAAGTAACGTAGGGTATAGCGACACAGCCATCACGGATGCCACGGCTCAGATTACAGCGTCAGTCACAAACCCTAACACGTCTCAGGGCTCAACTATTACGTTTAAGTTTTACAAGAAGATTGGCACTGGCTCGTTCACACTCGTTCACACAGAGACTGGGGTTCCTGGGTCTTCTGCAAGCTACACTCACAGCGAGCTCTACAGCTTTGCCTTTGCTACGGAGAACCCTACCAATGAGCACATCACTTGGAAGGTAAGTGCTGAGGAGCCAGACAATGGGCAGGGGGAGGTGTTTAGCTCAGAGGTTGTTTACAACCCAGCCTACACCCCACCTCGTCTGCTAAACGTCAGCAACGGAAACGGCATCAGTCTTCAAAGAGCAACCAACGCTACCGCTACCGTATTGTCAGATGAGACCGACGGCAACCGCCAGCTATATAACGGAGAGAGCAACCTGAAGTTTAAAGTGGAGGTAGAGACGGCGGGTGTGGGGCTCGATAGCTACGCGGTTCTGGACGCGAACGACAACCTCGTTGGTAGCGTAACAGATATATCTTCTGAAACACTGGACGGTAGTGGAAGAACTGGCCTATTTACTATCAATATAGATGACGGTGATGTAGCCATCGGAGATTCGAACACGTACAAGGTTAAGGTGTGGGATAATGTAAGACCATACTCCACCATCAATTCGCCTTATTGCGATTTCGAAACGGCATCATACGTTGTGAACAGAGTTCCAGTCAGGATGATTGTGAGCTCAACAGCTCTCACCGCATCGAGTAGCGACGCTGACTTCCAGAATATGTACGACGGGATTACCCAAAACAACGGAATCTCCAGCTACCCAGAGCTTATCACATCTACTGGCGACCTAGTTGACGGGAACACCTCGCAGCTGAGCGTGTCTATGCTTGTACCAAATACTCAGGCTGCAGGGGATTACGTCTATGTGTTTGTTCCATCGTACTACTTCTCTGACGGCAGTGGCGGATACCAAGACCTGACTGGAGGGGGTAACATAAACCAGGACTTCTTCGAAGACTTCGGCGGGAACAACTATACGCAACGTATAGAGGAACCTCCACAGACCACGGGCGACTTCTGGCTCCTAAAAGAAGGGCTGGACTTGCAAGTTCAATTTGGAACTGCGAGCAATAAAATTCCATTTCATGTACTGAGGCTGTACACCGCATTGGCTAACATCGGCCTCAGGGGTACCTACTACTTACTGAGAAATACGGAATCTTAAAATGCCAGAGTTTAACGGACCCTTATCGCACTCCTCGGATAACGCCAAGCTGCTTGAGCTCGCGCTTCAGCAGACAAGAGGTATCGGTATTTTTAATACCGTGGCTGAGAGGGACGGTCTGTCTCAGGCAAACCGCTCGTCCCCATACTTAGCGTACATGTGCAACGACGACAAGTTGTATGTGTACGACGGCCCGCGTCAATCTGTGGTGGGGCTGGAGGATAAGTATCAGCTTGTCGACGACATTGACTGGGAAGACCCTGGTAACTGGACCGCCGTCAGCGGGAGCTCTGGTCTTCAGAACGTAGTAGAGGATACGACACCGCAGCTTGGCGGGGACTTAGAGGTGAACGGATTCTCTATCATCTCCGCAAACACCAACGAGGATATTACATTTACACCCAATGGTACTGGTAGCATAAACCTCGACGGAACCATAAAGTTTAAGAGGTTCTCTGAGGCACCACCAGCCTTTGTTGGAGGGATGTATGCCGATGATTCCGACAACCTATACTTCGGAGTTTCGGAATAAAATTCTTTATTATCTTAGCACCGAATAACATCATAACAGAACCATGGCAACTTGGAAGAAATTACTTCAGGAGGGTCTCGACATTAGCGGCTCGTCAAACTCGGACGTAACCAACAACTACATAACCGTATCTGACGGCACCAATTCGTCACCAGTTTATCTGGGTGCAACAGATTCATTGACCTTTTCGGGAGGCGGGGATATCAGTGTTACTGAAAGCAGTGGCACTATAACAATCTCGTTTACAGCAACCGCAGAGTCAAATTCTTTCGGCTCCGTTGTTACTGATAGTGGCACTGCTACTTCTGAAAACGCTAACGACGCGCTAACAATCGCTGGTTCGGCTGGCTTAAAAACAACAGGCTCTGGTCAAAATGTTACGATTAGCTTCGCCTTCGGTGAGCTCACCTCGTCAACAGCGTTGGCTTCAGGAGACATATTTGTTTTTGGTGACGCAAGCGACACCTATAACCCAAAGGGAAATACCTTGGCTGGCATTGCAGCATTCATGGCTGGAAGTGGTCTTACCGCCAGCGCTGGTGTGCTCTCCGTAGACAATATCACACTCGGAACAGATACCACTGGTGCTTACGCGGCTACCGTTACAGGCACATTAAACGAGATTGAGGTCACTGGCTCTGGGGGTAGTGGGGGTGAGGGCGTAACATACACAGTTGGTTTGCCAAATGATGTAACCGTCAGCGGAAACCTCACGGTCGGTGGAGACTTCAACATTACTGGTGAGATTAATCAGACCAATGTTACAGAGCTTGTTGTTGCGGACAAAACAATTATCGTCGCTAAGGGAGCCTCTGCTGCTGGTAACGCTGATGGGGCTGGTCTTGTTGTTGACTCCTCTGGGTTGTCTACTCACGGCGCAGATGCTCAGTTGAGATTTGACGAGACTGGAGCAACGTTCTCTGAGTGGCAGATGATTAAGGGCCAGGGAGCTTCACCTAACGATTATTCATGGGTAGCTGGTATGGTTCAGGTTGCAACGACAGCAGCTCTCATAAACGTCGACGCTGGCGTAGGAACACTCGGAATGGTCGGAACATCTCTCTACGTTCAAACCGCATCATAATATCTTATGGGTATTTTAGATAAGGCAAGGGGTGTCGGCACAACAAATACCGACACCCTCAACCAGCAGGAACTTGCCTTCGTTCTTAAGGTTATTCATTCTTGCAAGTTTGATGGTAAGGATGTACTTTTACTGGCCGATGTAGTAGAGAAGCTACAGAACCAGCTAAAGGCGAAGTAATTAAAACACACTATAATGAAGCTTGATATTTCAGAGGTTGCGTTTTGCAAGGCTGCCGTAGAATCAGTAAATGTAAAGGCTCACGACGCAAGGGCTCTTGTTTCGCTTATGGACAAGCTAGATAAGGAACTTGAGAGACTCCAGTCCATCGAAGAAAAGAAGGCCACACCCCAAGAATGATGTAGTGGTTGCTTCGTAAATTAGCACCACATGGCAACTTGGAAAAAAATAGTATCCGTAGATTCAGAATCATCTTCGGCAGAAAATTCGTTTGTAACAATAAACGCTAATGAGAGTGTTGAGGTTGTAAGGATAGATGACTTAGACCCTATAAGCCCAGACCCTGACTCTGACGTAGCTGCAACCATAGCAAACAACCAAGAGAACTATCTGTTTGTTGTCGATGAGGTAGACCAGAACGCCCACAAGAAGCTAGCCCTTGATGACCTCATGGGCGCCATTGGTGCGAGTCTTGTCCTTTCTGCAGACGCTGGAACGCAAGCTTATTTTACTGGTACGACGTCGGGCCTCGCGGGAGACTTAGATGACGATGGTGCTGTTAGCACGGTTGACTTGCTCGCCTTCTTGTCGGAGTTTGGGATGAGCGGGACCGCGTTTGACAGTAAGGTCAACCTAACAACAACTGGCACCGCGTCGCTTTCAGACTCTACGGCATCCCACCAAACAGCAGCTACGATTCCGTTTTCCACAGCTGACGCCACGATAAGTTCGGTTAATGTCGCTGGCGAGGTTGACGGGGCTGCTGAAACTATCACTTTTCAAAACTCAAGTAACGGCACTACGTCGGATAATTGGTTTAGCGCGTTCCCAAACAGAAAACTTAGGTTTGCTAGTTCAAGTACAACTACAGCGGCTTTTTCTGCTACAACAACTCTGGATGATACAAACATTGTTTTTATAGCTAAGTACACGCCATACACCACGGTTAATAACCCTCTGACGGTACAATACGTCCAGCTCAAATCCCAGCAATTTGTCACGGCTGGAACTCATGACGTCTTTATTGATGCGCCTGTTATAACTGATGTGGTTGGAGGCGGTACTACTGGAAAGGTAGTGGTTCAGATACAGGCTTATGTCACCAATGGTGAATCAACGACCGTATCAATAAATGACCTTGATATCCAAATGCTAAGAAACTAAGTTGAATTATGGCTAACATCACTATAATATCCAAGCAGAACGGAGTTGGTATTGTTCTTCCTAGTGGATACGTTCATATTGGAGACCCCGATGGAGACTTCGTTGCAGAGGCAGGAAGCATCACTGGATACATAAACATCAAGAGGGATATAGATGATTACTATATTGCAAAAGAGCTTTACTATACAAGCGTAAAAGATTCCTCTGGGGCCACGATAGGAACAAGCGGGGCTAACTGCGTGTCATTGCTAAACAGCAACTATTTTAACAGAACGTCGAAGGTTCAAGAGATTGACAATGTAAACTTTCAAAACACTCAGGCTGCTGGGCAAGCCCTTGTGCTTACAGACCAAAACGGTTCGCTAAGGTTTAGCAATGAACCAATCACTAGCAGCATAAACGGAGCTACTGGAGCTATCACCATAGCTAGCGGTAATGATAACGCCACGGTAGATACATCAGGAACTACTGTCACGATAGAGGTTGACCCTCAGTACATTGCTGAGACGGTAAAGAATGTAAGCGGTGTTACGCTTGCTAAGGGCACGCCAGTCAAGGTTACTGGTGCTGCTGGCAATACTCCAGAGGTTATCGCTGCAGACGCAGCTACGAATTACCCAGCTCACTTCGTCCTCAATGAAGACTTGGCTGACGATGCTGAGGGGATGGCGATTGCAACGGGTCACATCAACAGCGTATCTGTTCCAGATGCATCTATATACACCGAGGGCCAAGAAGTCTTTCTAGGGTCTTCTGGCGGGTTTACCACAACCAAGCCTACTGGAACAAATCAGATTCAGAAGCTAGGCGTTATCCTCAAAGTAAACACTGATAACGACACCATCTCTGGTATCATTCAGGGTGCTGGTAGGGTTAATGATGTACCTAACATACCTCGTGGTAATGTCTGGGCTGGTAATTCAAGTGGAGTAGCTACAGCCACGGATACAGCTTACATCGACATTGATAACAGCAGGGTAGGTATTGGGACCTCTACACCAATAAGTTCCCTTCAAGTAGCAGGAGCTGGATACTTCTCTGGAGAAACCCTCGCAGATGTTGGTCTTGACCAAGCGTATTATAATGTAGGTCTTATTATTGACGAAGAAGATTACATCCTTACAAAAGATGGTGGTTCTTTAAGAAAACTTATTGGAAAGACTAGTGATGTTATCCAAATTGGACAAACAAATACCTCTCTGATTGACGGTATTGCTCTACAACCTGGAACAACTGATGGGTATGTTTCCATCTATGATAATACCACAGAGTACGCAAGGTTTCAAAGTGGAAAATTAGGTATTGGAACTACCACCCCATCAGAGGAGTTGCATGTTGTAGGACAGATTAAAGTAGACGACGGGGCGAACCCCTACACGTTACCAGCGGCAGACGGAAGCGCTAACTACGTTCTTCAGACGAATGGAAGCGGTGTGGTGTCGTGGGCTCAGATAGACTACACAACGGATATTGCAAACACCCCATCCATCCCAGTGTCAGGGGTGGACTTCGACCCAGTAGGTACTGACAACAGCACGGACTTGTCGGTGAATGCAAACGCTTCAGACGTTTTGCGGATTAATCCAGGTCAGATTCTCGGCGCACAAGATGCTGGTGCAGATAAGCTCGCCTTCTGGGATGATTCCGCTAGCAAGCTAACCTACGCTGCTATTGGTGACAACCTCACGATGACTGGAGCCACGCTTAGCGCTTCGGTTTCTAGTATACCACAATCATTCTCTGCCCCAACGAATGTTGGTGAGTTCCAAGATGGTGCCAGATTGATAGTTGACGCTTATGGTACGTCTCCTTCAGCTACCGCTGGAAACCTTGTTAATCTAGCTGCCACCAACGTATCCAACGTAGGGGCACAGTCTGCCGCAGCTGCAGCTACTGGAATGCTGCTCGTGGTTACAGATGCAGGAACTGGAGACGAGCTGTTGATTGAGGGAGTGGTTAAGCTGTCTACTACGACTACTACCGCCTTGCTTCCCACGACCGCGAAGAAAGGAGCCCCTGTGTATATGAGTACAACGGTGGGGGCTGTTACAACTACAGCACCAAGTACTGCTGGTGATTTCGTGCGAGTTGTAGGGTATGTTGTGGATGCTACAAACAGAACTATCTATTTCAAACCTGATAACACTTGGCTTGAGCTATGAGTAAGATTATTGGAGTTGATGCATCAAGTATCTCTGGCATCTCTGGGCTTGGCACGGCATCTGGCGGTGTCGACCCAGT